GTAGACGAGGCACGGTATGTGGGCGTGCGCGCCGTGCGCGTAGAAAACAAGACAGTAATAACTACTGCTTTTGACGTAGACAACATGGCCGAAATGTGGGCATGTGTCGAGCGCGAAGTAGAACGCAGCCCGCAACTGCGCATCGCCATAACCCCAGTTCTAGAGACCCATTGCCCGCCCAAACATGAGCGCCGCCGCACCATCGTTGGCTACCGTGAGCTACTGAAATGGACATTGGCCGTCCGGTCGCTCATCATAGAAAACCGCATCGGGCAAACTGGCGAAAAACTACTTGCCGAACATGTCGAGCGCGCGACAATGATTAAACACCAGGGTTCAGTCGCTCTCAGCAGTACCCGCAGTCCGGGCCCCATAGAGTTAGCGCGCTGCATGGTATGGGCGGCTGCGTTAGAGTCGCGTCCTAGTACTTCGTCTAAACCAATGTTAGTGGTAGGTGGCTAGTAGCATTACTTGTGGACGGCCTCGCATTTCGTCGGGATTTGCGAGGTTATCCACAACTCGACACGCAAGAAATGGCAAACTACCCATATGGCAATTTTTACCAGAGCAACTAAAGCGGCAGTTTCACCGCCAAGCGAAGCAGCAAAAGCAGCTGCCGCCGGCAGTGGCCGTGGTGGTGGCGGGTATGGATATAACGCTAATAACGCTGGCGTAAACCTTGTCGGGCAGTACTACACGTACTATGAAGGCGACGCACGCAACCGCGCCATGTCAGTGCCAACACTTGCCCGCGCTCGAGACCTTATTGCATCAGTTTTGGGCGCAACCTATTTGTGCATGTACAACGAAATATGGAACGAAATTGACGGCGAAATGGAAAAGGTTTATATCGCCCCACGTTCATGGTTAAAACAACCCGACCCTGCTATCCCGTACTCCACGCTCATGTCATGGACGCTTGACGATTTATTTTTTTACGGGCGCGCATTTTGGTTTATTACTAGCCGAACGGCAGACGGTTTTCCTAGTTCTTTTACTCGTTTGCCAGCAGCGACAGTGACGACCCGTGACCAGGCAGGCCCAATATGGTACGCGCCGTCTAATCAAGTTTATTTTCAAGGCGGCCAAATAAACAGTGACGATTTGGTGCAGTTCATCTCGCCTATTGAAGGCATCGTTTACCAGAGCGAGCAAGCAGTAGCCACAGCATTGCGTTTAGAGCATGCGCGCTACCGCAACGCAACTAGCACTATTCCGTCGGGCGTTTTGCAAGTCACTGGTGGCGAGCCTTTAAGCGCGCAAGAGTTAGGCGACCTTGCAGCTGCATTTAACGCTGCACGCGAGAACAACCAGACTGCTGCGCTGTCAGAAAACTTGAAATATGAAGCAACGTCAATGAGTCCCAGCGACATGTTGCTTATAGATGCCGCCAACTTCCAAGCACTTGAAATGTGCAGGCTTGGGAATATTCCACCGTATTTGGCTGGCATCAACATTGGCTCATACGCCTATACGACCTCTAAAGGCGCTCGAGAGGACTTGTATTTGTTTGCCGCGCGTCAATACATGGACTGCGTAGCCCAGACACTTTCAATGAACAACGTGCTGCCACGAGGCACTTATATTGAGTTTGACATTGACGACTATTTGGCAGAAGTCATAGCCGAAACAGAGTCACCCGACGTACAAGAAATGCCAATGACCCAACCAGCAACAACCGCACCAAGCGAGGTAATGCAATGAAAATAGAACTATCCGCAGGTTTCGCCGTAGAAGTTGAAGCCGCAGAAGGCGCACCACGCCGTCAGATTTCGGGCATGGCCGCCCCATACAACGCGCAAGCCACTGTCTCAGACGGTACACGCGTCATGTTCGCCCCAGGCTCATTGCCTACTGGCGGCAAAGCACCAAAAATGTTTATGTACCATGACTCAGGCCAGCCCGTCGGCCTTGTTACTTCGCGCACAGAAACCCCACAAGGCATGCTATTTAGTGCCCAGCTTGTAGACACTCAAGCCGGACGTGATGCCATTCTCATGGCTCAGGCTGGCGTGCTTGACTCAGTATCGGTAGGCGTAAACGTCCTTGACTACACAATGCAGGACGGCATAATGGTTGTCACGGCAGCCGATTGGATAGAACTCAGTCTGGTACCCGTGCCAGCATTCAGCGGTGCAGTCATCACCGACGTTGCCGCAGCACGCGACCCAAGTATCCACCAAGAACCCGAAACAACAGATATAGACTCAGAACAAGAACCCGAAACGGAGAACCCCCCAATGGAACCAGTCATCGAAGCAGCCGGCCCCGAGTCGGTAGTACCAAAAGTTTTCGCAGAACCAAAACGCAAGTTTGCTATGCCAACACCAGGCGAATACTTGGCAGCTATGCACACTGGTGGCGACACTTTCCGCAACGTCAACGAGGCTTACAAAGCAGCTGCACGCGATAGCCAGACAGCACTCCAAGCTGCTGCCGGTGACGTAGCAACCACCGACACACCTGGTCTTTTGCCAGTACCAGTACTTGGGCCATTGGTTCAGAACTTAAACTTTATCCGTCCTGCTACCAATGCTTTGGGTGCGCGACCAATGCCATCGACACCATCTAAAACGTTTGTGCGTCCGACCATTACCACACACACGAGCGCCGCTACTCAGTCATCAGAGTTCAGTGCAGTTAGCGCAACGACAATGGTTATCGCAAGCAACACTGTCACCAAGTCAACTGTTGCCGGTCAGGTCACTTTGTCGGTACAAGACATTGATTTCACAGACCCAGCAGCATTGAACCTCATCTTGAACGACCTTATGGGTGAGTACATGATTGCGACCGAAGGAATTACTTGCACCAACTTGTTGGCTGCCGCTACTTCATCGGGCGTATGGGATTTGTCAGTCACAGACCTTATGACCAGCATTTACGATTCCGCTTACGACATCAGCAACACCACAAACTTTTTCCCAACGACAATGTTTGTAAGCCCAGACGTATGGGCACAACTTGGCAAATTGGTTGACTCAAGCAACCGCCCAGTGTTCCCAGCAATCGGCGCACCTGGTCTTGGTGGATACAACACACTTGGCGCAGGCAACGCAACTTCATGGTCGGGTATGAACCCACTCGGCCTCGAGCTTGTTGTCTCCAACAAGTTTGCTGCAAAGACAATGATTATCACCAACGCAGACCGCGCCTTCGAGGTTTACGAACAACAGCGTGGGCTCATGTCAGTTGAAGTACCGTCAACACTTGGCCGTACATTTAGCTACTACGGTTACTTTGCAACATTCGCAGCCATTGGTTCAATGGTTCGCAAAATTACTCAGGCTTAGTCGAAAGGCGGCTTAACCGCCATGACAACTTACAGCATTCAGTACGCGCAAATTGTTAAAAACCACGTAACAGTTACGACGCTTACCCCCAATGAAATTGCGCTAGGGCAAGACCTAACCGTCTCTAGCAGCACGGCACCGTTTAACGGGGCGCACAGTGTCTATGCTCTACCGCAGTTTCTTTTGGTGGACGTTGACACATACGGGTTGCCTATCTATGACTATTCGGTACCTATTGCCAATGCGGTGCAATGGATAGACACCCAGAGCGACCAGGCTTTTCATGCGCATACCGGCACGATTACTTACAACCCCGTATGCAGTTGGGTTACAGCTGCTCAAATTGAGGACTGGTTAGGCATCGGTACCGCCTCGAGTCTTGACGCTGCTTTCTTAACCCAGTGCGCGTCAGCCTCGAACGCTTTTGCATATCGCCGCAGGCAAGAGGCCGGCTATACGGACTCGCTAACAACTAGCCCCAGTGGTGACGTAACTTTGGGCACTATCCAATATGGCGGCATGCTGTATCGGCAACGCGGCTCTATTGACTCGTTTGCCAGTTTTGGCGACGGCGGCGCAGTAACCGTTACAGGGCTCTCAGGCGTGATTAAACAACTGCTTGGCATTGACAGACCGCAGTGTGCCTAAATGGGCGTAGTGGCTTACACAGACCTCTTTAACGAGGCTCTAGACGACCTGACGGCGACCCTTACCGCTGTATCTGGTCTACAAGTAGTTAACGACCCGCGCAACCTAGTGCCGCCATGCGCCTTTATAGACGCGCCAACATTTGAGGCGCATAACTACAACATAGTAAAAATGATTTTTCCCGTGCGCGTCATCACCCTGGGGCCAAACAACCTCGACGCCCAACGGTCACTACTAAACCTCGCCAGCAAAGTACTTGGCGCTAATGTTGGGCTGACGGACGGACGGCCAACTATCGCCATGATAGGCGGCGCAGACTATCCGGCATACGATTTAACCATTACAATGCAAGCACAGACAGCGTGAAAGGCTAACTATGTTTAAGATTTCAAGCGAACGACTAGGCAAAATTGGCGATTTCTTTGACGCTGCCGCAGCTGAAAAAGACGGCGTAAACATCGCGGCTCTTATCGCTGGTGGTTTCTTAGCCGAAACGTCCACCAAAACCGAAACAAAACCTGCTAAAACAGACTCAGAACAAAGCGAGGACTAAACACCATGGCAACTAGCACTTATCTTTCTAACCCAGTTGTAACCATCAACTCGGTTGACCTTACAGACCAAGCCCGCAGCGCGGTTCTCACTCGAGTTATTGAGTCTTTAGAGTCGACTGCTTTTGGTTCAACTTCCCGCGTTTATACGTCTGGTCTTGAAAACAGCACTTTGACTGTCACGCTTTACAACTCGTACGCAGTGACAGAAACTTACGCAACTCTTAAAGCACTTGTTGGTACACAAACGACAGTAACTATTAAGCCAACTTCAGGCGCCACAAGTGCAACAAACCCAGTGCACACTTTGACGGGTTGTTATCTTGAAACGCTGCCATTGGTCAACGGCCAACTAGGCGCACTTGACACCATTGACATCACCTTTACCGGTGGCGTCTACACAGTCGCAATCGCTTAACAACTAACCCGAAAGGTAGCCCGACATGCAATTACGGCTCAAAGTACAACGCCAAAACCAAGACCCATACGAGGTCGTCACTAGCCTCGCGGTCATTGTCGCATGGGAACGGCGTTTCAAGCGCCGCGCCAGCGACCTAGGCGCAGGCGTAGGCATGGAAGATTTAGCCTTTATGGCATACGACGCATCAGCCCGCGCCGGTATTACCGTGCCAGGCACACTCGACCAGTTCATAAACGACATTGAAATACTCGAAGTCGTTGACAGCGAGCCACAAAGTTTTACGCAGCCGGCACCGTCCGGCGACAACTAGCAGAACTGCTATTACACACAGGCTGGTGGCCGCCAAGTGTAGACTTTGAGTTACCAGACTTAGCCACCGTCATAAACATTCTTGAAAGGCAGCGCAAAGAAAATGCCCACCAGCGCTAGTTATCAGGTTTATGGCATTCGAGAGGCTTTGGCTGAAATAAACAAAGTTGACCGGACGTTACGCCGGCAAATAACTAAAGACATTCAAGCTGGTGCCGGTACTCGACTTGTGACGGCTGCACGCGCTTTTATCCCGACCAAAGACCCGTTATCGGGTATGGGCCGCGGCAACATTATTAAAGGCCGCGACGGTACCGGCTGGTCACGCAACCGTGTTCTCGCTGGTATCCGTACCGTCGTCGGTAAACAAGGCCAGCGCGCACGCACCGTGACGTTCTCTAACGGCCGTACAGCCGATTTTAAGGCGACGCAATACCAGTTATTGGTTCTACAGCAACGTGATGCTGCCGGCGCAATCTGGGACCATACAGGCATTCATGGTGGTAGCCAGTTTGTGACAAACCTTTTAGCCCATGGCGAACACGTCGGCCCAGCAAAAGCCCCACGCGCTATGGAACCAGCAGCCATGAGCGTGTTACCCGCTGTCGAGGACGAAGTAACCAAGATAGTTGAGCGAGTAATGTCTATTGTTAACCGTAATCTTGTAACAACTAGGACGCGCTGATGGCTATCAACATTCCGATTATTTCAAGCCTAAACACCAAGGGTTTTGACGCGGCTAAAAAAGAGTTTCAAAGCTTGCAAGGTTTTGGCGACAAAGCAGGTTTTTTACTTAAAAAGGCTATGGTGCCGGCTGGTGGCGCGGTCACCGCATTGGCTGGCGGTCTTGTCATGGCCGCTAAAGCCGCTATGGAAGATGAGCGCAGCAGCAAACTTTTAGAAACCCAACTGCGCGCAACACTTGGACCTAACCAGGCTTTAGTAGATAGCGTTTCTGCTTTTGTTGACCAGACGCAATTAGCCACGGGCGTGGCCGACGACCAGTTAAGACCAGCCCTAGCCGGTTTGGTCAGGTACACCGGCGATGCCGCAAAGGCCCAAGAGTTACTCAACCTTTCGCTTGACGCATCAGCTGCGACCGGCAAAGACCTTACAGCTGTCAGCACCGCTATTGGCAAGGCTTACGACGGCAACTTTACGGCACTAAAAAAACTTGGCGTACCGCTCGATGAGAACATTATTAAAACCAAAGACTTTAAGGCTGCACAAGAAGCATTAACGATGCAGTTTGGTGGCGCGGCAGCTGCTAACGCCAGCACCTATTCTGGGCGACTGCAAATACTGCAAGTACGTTTTAACGAGTTAGTCGAGTCCATTGGTTACAAGGTTCTGCCGAAACTGGGCGAACTCTTGAACTATTTTGACAAGCTCATAAAAATTAATGACGAGCGCGGTTTAGGCGGCGTAATCAGCGAACTTGGCAACAAACTTAAACGGTTTATTGACCCAGCCACAGCCCTAAGCGACGTACTCAAAAAGAATACAAGCGACTCTAAAGGCTTCTTGGACAACATGAAGCAAGGCGCGTTTAACGCAGCCAACTTTGGTAGCAGCATTCTAAATC